CCCCCGGGCAGGCCCGGCCCTAACAAAGCGCGAACGGCCTGCCCCGGAGTATTGTTTTCGATTTTATGCCCGGGCTCGATGGGGGCTGCGCCGGGCTGCGCCGGGCAGCTTGCAGGCGCCGGGCTGCGCCGTGCCGGGCAGCTTGCAGGCGCCGGGCCCCCGGCCGGGCACCATACCAGGCGCCCCTACCAGGGGCCATGCCCCCAGGCGCCATACCAGGCGCCCCTACCAGGGGCCATGCCCTGCCCCTGCCCTGCGCACCATACCATGGTGCCCCATGGGCCCCATACCATGGGCCCCTACCCGGCCCCTGCCATGCCCATGGCCCCCATACCAAGGCCCCCATACCATGGGCACGGGCCCCTACCCTGCCCCAGCAGGCCCCTACCCGGCCATGCCCCTACCCGGCCCTGCCATGCGCACCATGGGCAAGGCCCCCATACCATGGGCATGGGCCCCTACCCTGCCCCTGCCATGGCCCCCATACCATGCCATGCGCTCCATGGGCAAGGCCCCTACCCTGCCCCTGCCATGGCCCCCATACCATGCCATGCGCTCCATGGGCAAGGCCCCTGCCCCTACCCTGCCCCTACCCGGCCCCTGCCATGGTGCCCATATGCATGGTGCCCATATGCAAGGCCATGCGCCAGCGCACCATATGCAAGGCCATGCGCCAGCGCCTCCACGTCCAGATATGAGACGATTATAGGCTCCCCCCGTTTGAAACGCGCGGGGTAAAAAACGCGGGGGTAAAAAAACGCAGGGTCGTAAAAAACGCGCTGGGTAAAAAACGCGGGGTCGTTCGCTATTCAGGCTGGGCTCGGGCTGCCCGATCGGCAGGCTGCCCTTCGGGCGCGGGCTGGGCTCGGGCTGGCTTTTCCGAGATTCCGCTTGACTTCTGGGTGCTGGCGTGGTACGTTAAGGGCACTGTACCCCATGTAGCACCGCCGATCCCCGCAGCCTGCGCTTCACTGTGGCCGCCCCGCATCAGCCCGAACACACGACCGAGGAGCTTGACCGCTTCCTCACCGGAGAGCGCCTCCACCGCCTGACCGGCGGGGACCGGCGCCGTGCCATTCGTGACCTGTTCGCCTCGGCGGAGCTACCCGAGCGCGCAGACCCCTTCGACCCCGAGAGTAAGCCGCAGCGCATCATGGTGATGTGGCGCCTCGCGCGGACCACCGCCATGGTGAAGGGACTCGTGGGCGAGGACGAGACGCTGGACGCCGGGACCGAACTGGATCCCTGCCCGTGGACCAACCCGTTCAAGCCGCACATTTCGCCGAGCCAGGGCGCCGCGCTCCGGCGCGCGCAAATCGCGCAGCTCGGACGCATCCACTCGGAAGGCAAGGGCCTGCCCTTGCTCCCGCCGCGCAGCGACGCCGACGGCGCGCTGACCAGATGGTGCAATGCCGCTGCCATCGTCGCTGCCGACCTGGGGGTAGAGCGGTCCCGCGAGGGACTGCTCGGACTACAGGGCATCCTTGACCCGCAACAATGCGCGCGTTGCGACGTGCGCGCCCGTGAAGTGATCGCGTTCGAGGAGCTTGCGATCCACCAGGCGTTGCAGCTCCTCCTCGACGCTGGTGAGCGCGCTTGCATCAAGCACTTCCGGGAGAAGTACGGCTTCTCGCTGAAGGAAGCCAAGGGCCTCATCCGCCTCGTGAAAGCAACGGCCGTCGAAGCCGCGGCTGCATCCACGGAAGAGAAGCGGGCGCTCGCAGAGATGCGCCTCGAAGATCAACTTGGTCGCTACAAGGAGTCCATGGACATGGACGGTGAGTTGAAGACGATCAAGGAACTGGCGCGCATCCAAGGACTCACGCGCACCGAACCTGAAAACCAGGCTGCCGATTTCGCTGACGTTGTGAAGCGCGTCAGTTTTCGGCAGGACCAGGCTACATTGGACCCGGAATCGCTCCGGCTCCTGGACGGCAACCGTGCCGAAGAAGTGGAGGCCATCACTATCGCGGCCATCACTATCGAGGCCACCCCGATCGAGGACGAAGATCCCGACGACGCAGAATCCCTCGCGGAGTACGACCGCGAAAACCAGAGGCTGCCTCGATGATCGACTACCTCTACAGAATCGTGCGCCGAGCCCAGCTCGGAACCAAGCAAAGCGAAGCCACGAAGGCCAAGCGCCGCGCAACCTGGGCCACAAAGAAGGGCCCCCTCAACAAGTAGACACCATGTCACAAGCAAGCGAACAATTCAAGCCCCTCCTCGGCTCGATCGATACCGGGATCAAGGACATCCTTGGTCAACTCATCGACGGCACGATCGAAGACCTCGACGGCCCCATCCGCGACATCTCGAACCGGCTCGCGTTCGCCGCGCGCCGCAAGCGTCAGGACCTCGTGGACGCCAGCATCGACCAGCTCGCGATCATCGCACTGGAGAAGCGGCTGCGCATCGAAGGTATGGGCAGCAACACCATGCAGGTTCTCCTGAGCATGGGCGTGAACGCGCTCATCAACGGCGCGATCGGTGGACTCGGCAGCGTGAGGCGCTAATCTGATGAGACCCGTATTCACAGGCGACCCCCACCAACCAGCAGGACCTCCTCGACTTTGAGGTGCTCCTGCCTGCGCGTCGAGCGCATCGCATGAGCTGCCCAATCACCTTCATCAACATGAAACGCTACAAGAAACTCATCGTGGCCCTCGCGGCCGTCGCAGCCCTCTACCTCGTACGGGAGACCGGCCTTGACGCCGGGCTCATCGACGCCGTGATGGACGGCCTGGTCGAAGCCATCGTGGACGAACCGGAGGTCGTGCTGGAGGAAGCCCAGTGATCGCGTTCTTCGCCGGGTGTCTCGTGGGTAGTCTCGTGACTGTCTGCACCCTGATCCTCTTCGCCGCAAACGAAATAAAAAAGAGCACATAGCATGGGCATCGGTCTAGAAACACTGTTCCACCTCGTCTACGAGTTCGTCCATTGGGTGAAGGCGTGGTGTGTGCCGGACTACGAGATGATCGAAGCGCATGAGATGGCCGTCAAGGTGACGGGCGCGAAGATCACAGTCCTGGAGCCCGGCGGCACATGGGTGCACTCCGCGCGCACGACGATCTACAAGGACAACATCCGGCGCAAGGTCCGGGAACCCTCCGACGTGGTGGCTACCACGAAGGATAAAGTCACGGTGCGCGTGGGCATCTCGTTCGCGTTCGTCATCTCGAACATAGAGACGTGGCTCACGGCAAACGAAGACGCGGAGCAGGGGCTCCTCGTTGACGTACAACGAGTCGTGCTCAAGTTCGTGCGCCAGCACACCTTCGAGCAGATCCAAAACCTCGACGAAGATAGCCTTTCCAAACTGGCGCAGAAGGAGCTTGGTCGCTACTTCGGTGTTCGGGTCAAAGGTCTCGGCATCACTACGTTTGCCAAAACCGAACTCCGCGACCTCAACCACTCTGGCTATGTCCCTGGCATTGCCGCAACCGCAACCGAAGACCCAGTCTGATATGAAGAATCTACTCATTGCACTCACCCTAGCCATCACCTCCTGTGCCGGCGTTCAACCCGGCAACGTGCCGGTCGCAGACGGCCCCGTAGCACGCACCATCTCGCGCGTGCTGGACCGCACCGATGTTTACCTCCAGGGAGAGCTGTTGCTGATCGGCGCCGAGCAGCGCGAAGTGATCGAGGCTGCGCTCCTCACCGCGCGCGTGATGACGGCCATGGAAGAAGTGAGCGGCTCGATGCTGCTCGGGACCATGAGCGGAGTGATGGACTTGCACGACACCTACATCATGGTGGACGAAGACCTCGACCAGCTCGAACGCGACATCTACTTGGAGGACACCGCGCGCCTGCGCTCGCTCTTCGATTCGGCCAGCGTTCACGCCGTGCAGCCGGCCTTGGTCGGCCCCGGTCCGCCGAACCCGGACTTCCTCGCCTAGCCGCTTCCTGATTCGCTTCCCGTCAACTAATCTCCAGCAACCGCAGGGGGCCGGTAAAGCCCCCTGCCGCACAACATGCCTTCACCAGACGACTACATTCCCCAGTCCGTGCAAATCGCCATCAGTGCCGTCCTCGGCGCTGGCGGCCTCGCATGGTTCCGTGCCTACATGGAGAACAGGCGCCTTGGCAAGAAGGAGTTTAGGGAGCTGCTCGTGGATCGAATTCGCGAGTTGGAAGTAGTAGTTGACAGCATGCAGAAACGCATGGGCAACCTCCGCGTGGAGATGGCACACCTTGAGGCCGCGAACAAGCAGCTCCAACGCGAGCGCAGCGCCTGGCAGAACCGACAGGATAACGAACGCACCGCCTGGGAGAACCGACATGATAACGAACGCCCCGATGGAGGCCGCGATGAGCAGTCTTCGTAGCCCCGAGTTCCTGTGCGAGCGGTTGGGCATGCGCCCGACGACGTACCAGCTTGACCTGATGGAGAAGTTCTACAACGGCGTGAACCCGCTCCAGACGCAAGAAATCCCGGCCGAGCACACCGTGCATGCCGTGGCCATCTGCGCGCTCTGGCGTGCGCTTCTCATCTCGGGCTCGAAGACCGTCGTCATCGCGGCCAACCGCGAGCTGGAGAAGCGCTTCATGGGCTTCCTCCACGACATCACCACGACCGTGGACCCTGCGCTCACGAGTTCCTGCCACTGGGTCAACGGCCGCCACCTCAAGTTCGGCGACACCGCTGGCTACGAGCTGCGATTCCTCCCCAACAAGCCGGAAGTGCTCGCGCGAGTGCGGGGGTCCGCGGTGACGTGGTCATCCTGGGCGCGAAGTCGTCCGAAACTGCGTTCAACGAGGCTCGCGCGCAAGCGGAGAGCGCGCTGAACTTCGACGGCCACCGTCACATCATCATCTGGTAACGCCATAGGTAAGTTCGCACGCAAATTCGAGCCGACCTACGAGCGCTGGAGGTCCGACATCCGGGTCTTCGCGCGCGAGGCTATGAATTTCGACTACACTTGGCAGCAGGAAGAGCTGTTGGACATCATCCAGCTCGAATCTTGGCTGCCGGTGGACAAGCGTAAGAAGCGCGTCGCCGTGCGGTCGGGCCAGGGCCCCGGGAAGACCTCCGTGTCGGTCGTCGTCGCCCTGTGGCGCTGCATCCGGTACGAAGACGCGCTCTGCATCGTCACTTCGCCGTCCATGAGGCAGTGCAAGCAATGGGTGGACGAGTGTGCGCGCCTTTTGAAGGACGCCCACCCCGTCATGCGCAAGATGTGCAAGACCTACGGCACGAAGGTCGAAATCAACGGCTCGAAGATGTGGGGCATCCGCACTGCGACCGCCACGCGCCCGGAGAACCTCCAGGGCATCCACGAGAAGCGCCTGACGTTCATCGCGGACGAGGCATCTGGTGTTGCGCCGGGCATCATCGAGACGATCAAGGGAACGCTGTCGAACCCCGACGCGCTCTTCATGATGATCGGCAACCCGAACACGTCGAGCTGCGCATTCTACGATTGCTTCACGGCTCACGCGGACCAATGGCACCGTCTCGCCTTCAACGCGGAGGACACGGCGCGCGACTACCCGCACATCGTGTCGCCCGAGCGCAACAAGCAGCTCGAATGGGAGTACGGCAGGGACTCCGACCAGTACCGCATCCGCGTGCTCGGCGAGTTCCCGCACGAGGACCCGAACAACGTCATGGGTCTGCGCGACCTGACCATCTGCACGAAGACGAGCTTGCTCGGGTGTGCCAGCATCAAGGACATGATGCGCGTGAACAAGGCCATCGGGATCGACTACTCGCGCTTCGGTGGCGACGAATCCGTGGTCGCGCAGCGGCACGGCTTGGCGATCACCCGCTTCAAGACCTTCGTGAAGACCGAGCCGATCTCCGTGACCGACTACGCCTTCGCGCTGCAACGGGATGCCAACTGGTCCGACGCTGAATGCTGGTACATCCCGGATGCTGGCGGCCTGGGCCAGGGTGTCATGCACTCCTTCCACGAGGGCGGCAAGAACGTGCTGGAGTTCCACACGCAGGCACGCCCCTACGACTCCGCGATGTTCGCAGACCTCTACTCAGAGGCTTGGTGGATGCTGCGGAACCTCGTGCGCGAGCACATCGTTCGCCTGCCGAACGACGCCCGCCTGCTAAAGCAGTTGTCCACGAGGCAATACTACACCGACCGGAAAGGGAAGCTCAAGGTCGAGTCGAAGGACGAGTGGCGCAAGCGCATGGAGGTGACTGAATCACCCGACCGCGCGGACGCCATCGTCTACGCCTTCTATCCCTACCTCGGCGACACCGGCGAGTCGGTCCAGGCCGGTGCCCGAAGGCATATAGTCGGAACACGCGTCTCCAGGAACCGCCAATGAACTGCGCTGTACCCAATTGCGGCGGAACGCTCCGCATCTCACACACGTACACGGTCGGAATCCGTAAATTCCAGCGCGCCACATGCTCAGAGTGTGGCAGTGTTTACCGGGTCGATATCGAAGCAACCCTCGTCACCGCGCGCGGTGAGGGAGCAAAAGCCTATGCAGCGCGCGCCAATGAAGTAACCCAAGAATGCGAATCGTCAACATCTCAGCCCTCATCCTCCTGACCTTCGCCGCTTGCAGCGGATGCCGGGCCACACTACAACTACCGGCCATCGAACAGATGCTCAGGGCGCGCCACTCGGCGCTCGTGGAAGTCTCGATGGGCACTGGCACCGGCTTTCCGATTCGCGATGATGCGTTTCTGACTGCATGGCATGTTGTAGACGGTGAGAACCCCGAGAACGTGACCGTGGGCGGCCTCCAAGCCATCTCGATCATGCGCGTCGGCGAGCTGGATGCTGCGATCATCTTCACGGCCCAGCACGGGCTCACGCCTTGGCCGCTGGCCGACCGACTGGCCCGACCCGGCGAGCGCGTGTTCAAGTCCGGCTACGGCCAGGGCGACCACTGGTGGGCGGAAGGGCTCGCGACCGAGGACCCCTACCGCGTGAACCTGGACATCTTCCACGGCGACTCCGGCGGCCCGATCTACGACTCCGAGGGCAACGTGCTCGGCATCATCGTGACCTTGGGCTGCTACGGCTTCCAGGGCCGGGTGCTCCACCACTGTGACGCCGTCCCGATGACCGAGGTCCTGGACGCGCTCCCCGATGACTTCTGGGCCAGGCGCCGGTCCGCGTCGAGCCAGCCATGCCCCGGAGGGGCGTAGACGAGGCTTGGGAGCGCCGGGTGCGCCGGGTGCGCAGGGTGCGCAGCAAGCTCCTTGGTCTCTAGGACGCCCTGAGAGCCTCTCTAAGCGACGCGGGCCCCGGGACGACTATCGAGTCGTGTCGGGGCCGCTTCGTTGAAGGTGGGCCTGTGGGGAGCGCCTGTACTGGCAGCCCCCCTCTTTGCCGCGACTCCGGGTCAGCGGCGCACTCGGACCGAGCGCTTTTCTTGCCTGCCGGGACAGGGGACGCCCTCTGGCGCCCAAACGTGCATCCCCGTCACTTCGGGGGCTCGACGCCCGGCTGTTTAACCCCGGGCACGTTGGCGAACCGTACTGTAGCACCGTTTCAGTGCTTTGTCAAGCCGATTCGTGAAAAAGGGGGAGCCGATACTGGGGGAGGCATTCCCAGCACCGGCTCCCAGGCAGATGACCCCCGAGGGGGCCACTTTACGATGCGTTCGGGTACAGCGTGGCGTTCATGCTGGCGTGCCGGACGGTGACGGTGGAGGACGAGAAGGACGCGATGTAGAAGTCGACGACCTCGCCGGACACGACCGGGAACGCCATGCACAGCGAGACCGGCACGTTGTTCTCGTTCGCTGCGAGGCGGAAGATGGCCTCGTGCTTGGCGACGGTATTGACCCGGCAGCGGATCTCCAGGTCATCCTGCGTGCCCGAGGTCTCGGACACGGCGCAGTTGAAGTTCACCACGAGCATGCCCGAGTGCTTCACCGTCAACGCGCTCGATGCGAACGATGCGTCGGGGTCGTTGTTCTCCGTGTCGAGCGAGCAGACCGTGTCCGCGGTGAGACCAGCTTGGTCGCCAGCGTTGTGCGCGCCGTAGACCAAAGGCCCGCGCGCGTACGGAGCCCAGGTCGAGCCGTCGCTCCAGTAGAGCGTCCAGCCCATCGTGGTGTGGTTCACCCACACGAGGCAGCGGTCGTACGCCGCCGCGGGGAACGTGCTCGCGATGTTGGACTGGTTGCCTGTGTGCTCGTGGATGGGGAGGGGCTTGTTGAAGAGCGCCTCGTCGTTGTCGTCCATCTTCGCATCCCAGTTCTGGATGCCTGCGTCGATGTCGTTCTTTGTCGGTCGTGCCATTGTGCGCCTCCTAGGCGTTAGATGAATTCAATCGTGAGCGAAGGGCTCACGGTCGAGGAGTATCCGTTCGAGATGTGCGTGACCCGCACTTTGATGTCTTGGTTGGTGCCAAAGTCGGTGATCCGCTGCGCGGCGGTGTAGGTGTACTCGGCGACGTTCGACACAATGTACGTGCCCTTCACTACGCTGCTCGTGTTCAGGAACTCGATCTTCACCGAGCCCGGGATGTCGGGCTTGCCGATCGCGGAGCCTGCGGACTGGCCGCCAGCCCCGGTCTGCGTCGTGCCGGTTGACAAAGCCCACGCAATCGTCAAGTTGTCGTCAGCTTCGTAAGCCGGGACGTTGACGAATGGCGCGCGCACGTTGACTTTTCCGCACGCGATCGGAACCTGGCCCTTGCCGGTGACCTCGTGGCCGACCGGGTTGACGGCGGACAGGTTGACCTGACCCCCGCTCGTGCCGGGCTGCGACTTGACCCAGAGGTCGCCCGTCGGAACGAGCAGGCCGTCCTGGATCTCCGTGATCGCGCTGGAGTCGATGATGTAGAGGGACGAGCCAGCCGGGTGCGTGAGCTTGCGCGTGTCGTAGCGGGCGCGCAGGAGGCCGTCGAGACGACGCTGCGTACCACTCACGATGGTGGACTTCTGCGCGAAGCAGATTTCCGTGCCAGCCGTCGAGACGATGACTACGAGCTGGCGCCCGAGCCCCCAGCTCGACAGGTCGGACGAGTAGTCCGCCGCTTGCGCGTTGTCGGGGCCAGCCTCGGTGAACACCGGGCCGGTCGCAACGAAGCTCGCGCCGTCCGCGGACAGCTCGGCGTCGAGCGTGCCCCCGGTCTGCACGTTCGTGTCGTTCGTCTTGACCGTGTAGGTGATGTTGTCTTCCGAAATGTGGATCGTTGAGAAGGCGATCTGCGTGTGGTTACGGATGCGCGGCACCATGACGAACTGCGTTGCCGGGAACGTCGAGCCGAGGAGCTGCTCCGGGATCTCGACCCAGTTGAACTGCGCGTCCTGCGCGGGCTCGAGCGGGGGAGCGGCAAGGCCGCCCTCGCCGGTTACGAAGCTCGACAGCGGGACGCCGTAGAAGTCCGGGATCACTTTCAGCTCGACGCGCTCGGTCAGCGGATCGACTGAGACCGAGATTACGCGGAGCACTTCGTCGAAGCCCTCGACCGTGATGGCTTGGCCGGGAAGGAGGTTGCGCGCCTCGCGACTGGCGTCCAGTCGGAACTGCGCACCGGGAGCAAGCTCCTCGGGCGAGCGCAGCTCGGCGAGCGCGGCAGCCGTAGCGAAGACGGTCGTCGAAACGATCGGAACCTTGCGCGCACGTTGGTGCTCCGCGAACGACGCTTGGCCGTCCTCGTCAATCGCGATCGTCATGTCGCCGTACTTGTTCTCGCGGTCACTGAACGTGAAGATGAGCCGGTCCACAGGGTGCTCCCCGTGGACGGTCTCGATCTCCGGGAAGCGGTCGGCGTAGATGTCCTCGACGATAGCACCGAGCGTGCCCGAGGGGAAGCGGATCCGCTGGAACAGTATCTTGCCGCTGGTGTTGTCAATCGGCACCATCGTGCCGTGGTCTTGCAGCAAGGCTCCGAACATGGCTTCCGCCGTCTCACCCTGCGTGCCTAAGATGGCCGAGCGCCAGAGGTTCGTCTCGGCCTCGGCGCCCATCAGTTCGAGCGAGGGAAGGTCGAAGCCTTCGGCGATATGATCCGGGTCGAGCTGGAGCCCGAGCGGGAAGTCAGCGAACAGAAGCTCGCCGATGACGTGCGCGACGTTCGCGCCGTCGGTCTCGTCATCCTCCCACACTTGCATGGAGCCGGTGGCCGTAGCCCCGACCGTGCCGCCCACCAGGAAGACGCGCGTTTGCGTGGTGAACACGAAGTAAGGCGAGAAGCCGAACTGCGTCTTTGCGATCTCCGAGCGCAGGATCTCGTACGTGCCGTTCGGCATGCCTACGCCCGTCAGCTCCACGTCGAAGCTCGGCTTGTACCGCGAGGTGCGGTCTCCCTGCACTTCGATGTAGCCAACGTCCTCGTTGCTGCTCGCGACGACGGCGATAACCGAGTCGGTGCCGCCCGTGAGCGTGCGGTTGGGCTCGTACCATCCCTGCGATGAGGTGAGGCCAGCCCAGCTCGGGCGACGCTCCATCTCGTAGTTGAGGAGCGGCCAGGTCTGCCCGATCAGGCGCTTCTTGTTCCACACGACGTAGCAGGCGTGCGGCCAGCGCGAGCTGATCGTGACGCGGTTCGCGTTGCCGAGGAAGGTGTTGATGGGCTGCGTGGACTCGCCCCAGTAGATCGTGAACACGCCTTCGAGCCCGAGGTCAACGGTCGTGCCGCTCGGGTGGGACTCGGCCGTGATCGGCCCGGTGAAGATGGTCGTGCCGCCCTGGTCGATGGAGTGAAGCGCCGTCATCGGCCCTATCCCCAGGACGTGCCAACCAGCTTCGTAGTACACGTCGACCTCGGGGGCGTCTCCACCACCCTTGCCGCCACCCGTGGACTCCTTGCGGATCTCGCGGTCGCCTGCCCAGCAGAACACCGGGCCGACCTGGCGGATGCCGA